GGGGTGCCTAGCCGTTATACGACATGGCATTATAGTTTTTCTCCGTGCCGGTCAGTGCCTTGGAAGGGCATATTGTCGCACCGGTTATCAGAAACCCTGTTTTTTGTTTGGGATGAGTTTTCTTCTCTCACCGGAGGGACCAACCCCTCCAAATCTCTCGAAAGTAACCCCTAACGCAATGCTATCGCACACACTACGATAGGCTGAAGAACATCCATGGTCCATACGCTGTAGAAATGGAACCTAAACCAAAGCCCACTAAAGGCCAAGAAAGAGAGACCCTACGAGGAGAACTCGTAGCCTGTATTTAAACCTTTTCGTCTTCCGCCGAAGCCAAAGCAATTCTCTTTCTCTTTTGTACTCTGGATGAGATTCCACTTTTTCAGTGGCCAGGCATCTGACTTCCCCGGCTCGTCTAGAGTCTTTCCGGATTTGGGTCGGTAACCCGGCCCTTGTCAGATAGGTGGTCACCTAACCAATTGCCATCTTGGTTACGTTTAATCGGAATAGATGAGTTCAGAACATTTCTGTGAGATCTTCGGCTCATACTCAAGCCGGAACTGGAACCGGAAGAAGGTTCCAACGAAGGCAGCTTCGTGGTTTTGCTGCCAGTTCCTCCTTTCTGTTTCAACACCTTGGACTCTCGTCCTTGGTTTGGTACAACACTGAGAGGCGGGGCGATACCTCTGATTGAACCTGTCTCTGCTTTGGGAGGGATGATGTTCACATTGGATTTGGTGCACAGTTGAGGATTCTTCTCCATCCTGCTTGTGTCAAAGGTAAACTGCACGTAGGCTTCCACTGCCTTGATGCTCGACAGTAACGTCCGCTGATAACCTACTTCCAACTCAATCAGACGCGCTGGTTCTGACTTGTAATAGCGGTGTCGAGTTCCCACGTCAAACCCCCAATACGCATGGCATCTTGCATACGATTTCTTCGTTGGGATTCCGGTATTCGTGATTCGCACCCTAAAAGGCTCGTGATCCGAGTTGAGTTGGTGGTGGACTGAGAATATCATCAGGCAGGGCTTTCCAGCTCCTGGCGACCACGACAAGGTCTGACCTGACATAACTTGAAACGGTCCTTCCACGTTTGGATTTATCAATTCTACGGTGACGTGTCCTGGAATTGCCACACCAATTGTCGGTGCTAGCGAAAGAACTACGTGGGTGTAATTAAGCGCAACACTGTTTCCTTTAGCAGTAGTTTTAGCGTAGTCAGTGATCTTACTCATCATACTGGCAGGTATAAGAGGAGCTTCAGAAACTCCAGACCTGCATTTCCAATCAGTATAACGGTTCAATGATACTGCTACTCCATCATTTGTCTTTGCCAAATCACTTAAATTTTCCACATGAACAGCCATCCAAACCTCTTTGTATTGTTGGTAGTCTTACGATCTTGTTTTCTTCCAATCAATTAATCTGTTTATAGAGCGAGGTTTC